TTGGATTCGAGGTCGTTAAGTAGTTTTCCATAATAGCTTCCTTCGACTGCTGCGTTAAAACTACACTCGAACTCTTGATTGTACTTATCGTCTCCCATCTCTTTCTGAGCAGACCATAGTTCATCTAAATCTATTAGCTTTGTTTCGCTTGCCTTAAACTGTAATGCTGCCCATCCTTCTTCTTTGCCTGCCCTATCGAACAGTTCCTTGAAGTGGTTGTTGCCCTTGGGTGTGCCGATAAACAGGCACGATCCTTTTCTGTCGGCTAACGCTGGTCTAATGATCTCGTTCCATATCTTAGGATTCTGATCGCCAATTTCGTCTAGCACTACAGAATCGAAATACTGCCCGCGCAAAGAGTCTGGGTTATCTGATCCGTAAAGCTGGATTCTCCTGCCGTAAAAATCTACTCTTAACTCTGCGATATTAGCCGTAGCATCTAGCGGTCTTACAAACTCTGTAAGGTAATCCCATGCCACTCTCTTTGCCTGACTATATGTCGGTGCTATATACGCAAACCTAGGGTTAGGCTTGTCGTTCTCCATTGCTGCTTTGATTAGCGCGTTCAGAGCTTGGACTGTCTTACCCATTCGCCTGTGTGCCACTACCACTACGAAACGATGTTTATCCATCGCCTCATGGATCTGTAACTGTGGTTCTCTTGGCTTGTAAGGGATGACTACTCTTTTTACTTCGTCATCTGCGTACTCTACTTCTCCCAAGCGACCACCATCTTAAAGATTCCACCTTCTGCATTGCTTAGTTCGGTAGTGTTAACAGGCTTACCATCTATCCTGTCCATAACTTCCTTGATTGCCCAAGGCTCTCCAGCTTCTGCTGACTTGACTAGCTTCTCGGTAATGTTCCTGAGTTTCTTACGATCCTCTTGTACTAGGGCTACTCTTAGTGCATCGTAAAAGAGCTTTCCCTTCTTACCATTCTGGTTGCCTGTAGGTGCGCCACCTTTATTAGTTGGCTCAACTTGTAGATTGTTGTTTTGTGTAGAGTTTTCCATTCCATTCCCTATGGGTTGATGGTTGATGATGTTGTTATTCTACAACAGATTTAACTAGTACCACCTTCATGCTATCTACCATCCTAGGTAGGATTGTTAGCATTTGGTCTGATATATTCATTTCTTCTGCTAGTTTGCTTTTAACAAACTGTAGTTCTTTTACAACAAACTTATCTTTCCACCCTAGATACCAATGCCAATCTGTGTAGTAGAGCCAACTGTTTTCGTTAAATGCTCTGACATGGGTTGGGTCTTGCCATGCTCCTAGGCTTAGATCGTATGGCACATGGATGTGGAACTCTCCACCTTCTACAAGTAGATCCTTGCAGTTTGTCATTGCCTTTACTAAGTCTGGGATATGCTCTAATACATCGTTAGCGATGATCTTGTCGAACATTCCCCTTCTTACTTCTAGGTTACCAAATCGGGTATAGATTGTTACTCCCCAATGGATGTTAGAAATGTCTAGCACCCAATCAGGTTTCTTACTTTCCTGTATGTCTGCGTTTAGACAGTCCTCTCGGAAGTCTTTTCCGCTACCTAGATTAAGAGTTTTTTCTGTAAACAACAATAAAGTCTTTCCAATAGCCTTCCATCACAGTAGTATAGTCTACAGTAATATCGTACCCATTTCGCTTTGCCCAAGTCTTTAATGCCCCTGCTGCATCTGGATAAAATCTCCAGCAGTCTACAGGAAAGGCATGATAGTCACCTACCGATGGTGCGTTAATGTAGAACAATCCTCTTGGTTTAAGTATTCTTAGTGCTTCTACAAATGTTAGCCAAAACATTTCTGAATGCTCAAAACAAGAACTTGTAACAATAATATCTGCATAGTTATCTGGCAGAGGGAATGTATAAGCATCCTCTAGCACAATATCTACACCTTTTGCTTCTTGAAAATCTAACCCTACATAATTGCTTGGTGGTGCTACATCTCTTATGCTTCCATTAACATTTTGAGAACCTATTTCTACAATTGTAGGGTTTACAAATTCACTTGCATAAGTTTGGAAGAACGCTGTAACTGATTGCATTGCAGTTGGATGCATTTACCATTTTTCCCTTGCAGCCCAAAAAGCCGCACTCATCTTACCCTTCGCTATGTTCTTAGCGTGTCTTGCCTTAAATGATTTGCGTCTTGCTTTATCTGCTGCCGACTCACCTTCTCTTGCAGGGCTACCACTTACACCTTGCTGACCAAAACGGATGGTTTTTACCTTATCACCCTCTTTTGCTACGACTACATGGCTTTTAGTAGGGTGGCTAGGTGTCTTTTTGGGTTTGTTATACCCTGCTACACCAATCCGTTCTAGGACTCCTGCAGCTTCTCTAATCTTCACTTTTTGTATCGAGCAGACTTACCAGCTTCTGACATAGCAATAGCCATAGCTTGTTTAGGGTTTTTGACTACCTTCTTAGACTTGCCAGAATGTAGAGTTCCTTCTTTGTACTCACCCATTACTTTGCCAATTTTCTTCTGTGCCTTGGTCATCATTTTTTAGCTTTCATTGGCTTTGCTGTCTTAGCTGCCTGTTTAAATGCTTTAGCTGTTGGTGCGCCTGGTGTGCCTGGCTTACGCATCTTCTCGCCTGATCCTTCGGCTATGCGTTTTCTCTTTGCTGCGATATTTCCGTAAAGACTATTCTTCATCTTCCATCTCCATTTCTTCTTCCGATCCTTTGGCTTCCCATGCTTGGCAGCCATTCTCATCAGCACATACAAAGTCGAATATAGCACAATGACCCATGCCTTTAGCTACTCCGCACTTGGTCATTTCTTCGCCTTGCATATAGTATTCGCAGGCTTTGCACTTGCCCTCGCCATCTTTGCGCGCCCCATAATTGGCGGTCAAAATGGCTTTCTTCTTGTTGCCTTTATTTATATCGGCATCAACTGTAGATAGTGGGCAAGACTCGGTATCCGACTCTAATAGACCGCCTTCTGACTTTTCAGCCATCTTAGGCTCTTTGCCTAGCAGACCGATCATTATCGACATCCCTTTTTCTTTCATATCTCACCTAAAAAAATAGCCCTGTACAAGGGCTATGGAAGAAGAATCACTATTTTTTGGGTGCAATTACCCAAGAAAATTATACAAGTATTTTCTAATTTTGTAAAGAAAACCATTGTTTATGCAGTTCTGGCATATTTTCTTTTATCCATTGCTCTGCCTCTCGATGGTTCTTGCCATGATCCATGCCGATAGTTTGGCTGCCGACATGGTGTACATAAGACCGACTGACATAGTTTTTGTACCCATTTGCCCTAATTTCTAGGCATTGGATGTCATCCGAGAACCAATTTATAGGCTTGTAATCTACCCATTTGTCCTTATGTATATACCCGAATAGGGGAGAAATAATATCTGTAGGAATTATTTTCCTTTCTTCTACATATCGGATTCCTTCCCTTTGCTTGAACTCTCGGATGTTTTGGTAGCCACGAACATAGTCCGACTTAGCCGACACCCATCCTGTGTCCTCTGGCAGAAGTTCTACATCTTTTAGTAGAAGTTCGTAGGAAGTAGGGGTTAACACTATGTCATCGTTGGCTACGATTACCTCATCAAACATACTATAGGCACAATGCACTACTTGGTTATATGACTCCCCAAAATTATGACCTTCATTCCGTATATTAATAGTCCTATGCCTAGGAAGGCTTAGATCGCTACCAGAGACGAAAACTACTACATCCTGTGGCACATACTGGTCTATGCTTGCCAACAGCACAGGGAGGCATTTAGCGTTCTTGGTGGCTATTGCGATTGGTACATTTCTCACAGACGAATCTTTCATTAATCCCATGATTGTATATCTCGAAAATCCCATTCTCGGTTGTCTTTCTCTCCTGACACCTTGAGCAGATCCGCATAGTCTTTAGATTTGGCTTTCTTGTCGAGTTGGTCTTGCAGTCGCTTTTTAGCATTGTGTAGGTCTGTCTCGAATCGTTTTGTAGATATTCTTAGGTGGTGGGCTAGTTGATTCTGACTAGCATAGGGATGGCTCACATACCGAGCCTTTAGTATCTTTCTGAGTTCTAAGGGTAAACCCTTTATTGTTTCTTCTATTAGTTCACCATCTCGGTTGTCAGGTTCGTAGTGTGGTTCTTCTGGTGCGTAGAGGTTGCCTAGTTCTGGAA